GTCCGCAATCAGCCCGATTCCGGCCTGTGTTGACATATAGGCATCGCTTGCCTTCATCGCGGTTCCTACAGCTTGGAAGTTTATCGCACTTATTGCAGCCGCAATTCTTTTCATTGTGCCGAACCAGCCTCCGGTTGATTTCCCGCCTTGCTGGGCGCCATCGTTCGTCTGCTGTTGAAGCGGGCTTCCTTCGCCGCCACCGCCTCTGCCTCCGTTCTGTCCGAGCCGCCGAACTGCGGCCAAGAGCCGGTACACAAGTCTCTGCAGGTCCGTAAAAAACACGTTGATTGACGCGGGCAGCTGGATTTGAATTCGCAATCGAATGTCGCCAAGCCGAGCCATGATCAACCGCCTTAACCGTACCAGGTCTACAGTTAATGCTTGGAGATCGAACGTGAGACGAATGCCCTTCTGGCTCTCGAGCTGCTGTCTTATCCGTTGAATGGCTGCCGCAGCCTTCGACGCATCGACGTTTACGGACACCGGTGATTTCGTGATTCGCTGGAGACGCTCCACCGCCGCGCTTGCCGATTGGACCTGACGAACAAACCGCTGAACGGAACGGGTGAGCTGATCCATCGTTTTGAGTGAATCGGACACTGTAGCCATTTCCAAATTCCCTCCCTTCTGCAGCAAAAAGAGCCCCTCAGGGGCCCTCATGCTACTTTTTCATTTTCTTTCGTTCTTTCCGCTCCTGCTCCACTCGCACATCGATCATGGCATAAATGGCTGCACGCTCCCGCCGCGACATAGCGGTCAACTCGTGCGGCAGGATGCGGAGCTCGTGGAGGGCGTAGTACGCGTAATTCGCTTCGCCATCGCCCTCCTGGATCAGTTTTTTACCTGTTCCACCAGTTCGTTTACGTCCTGATCAAAGCCGTTCAGCCGCTGCACGTGCTGGACCAGCTCGACGTATTCGCCTGGTAGCAGCATTTTGCGAAGCAGGGATTCCGCGCCAAGCACACCGTAAGAACGCTGCAAATCCGGATTTTTCAAATCGGGGAATACGACGCTGGACGAGACCAGGTTCGCAAGGTAATCCTCGGTATTGGTTTCCTGCGTATACTGCCCGTTCTTTCCTTTCACGCGTCGGGTAGCCGCCTTGCGGCATTGTTCATTTTCGTCTTCCGTCATGCTGCGCAGCTTCCAGAGAACCGCTGAACCGTCTTTATTCCGGAATCGCGCGGATACCGCGACTTCTTCCGTCACTTCCCCTGCGACATTCTGTGCAAAAAACACGCTCAAATCACTCATGGTAGTCCCTCCTTAGAAGGCGCCCAATCAGGCGCCCGTAATCGTATTGAATTTGTCAATGACATCATAGTCGTGGAACGTAAACGGCAGTTCCTCTTCCAGCATATCGTCGCTTGACGCATCGAAGCGCGCCGCGATCACGCTGTCCAGATTGCAGCCTTTCAAGTAGGTCGTCTGCTTGCCCGTTCCGCTTCCCGGCTGCTCATTGACAATCATCAGGTCAAACCAGAAGTCCTGCCCAGTCTGGATATACGTCCGCATGAGCTGGCGGAAAACAGATGTGACATAATAGATGGTCAACGTGCCCGAACCGCTCCAGCCCTGGGAACGCTTAGGCGTACTCGTCCTGCCAAGCACCGGCACATCCACTTTATTTTTTTCGATCGTTGCCTCCAGCGATTTCGCGAAAAACAATTCTTCCGTGCGGCCGTCAATGATGGCGTACGCTTTCGCCATTTTGCCGCTGATTGCGTCAGTTTCCCTAAAGAACGGCATCTTACTTCACCTCCACATTAATGTAAATCTTCTCGATCGCGTCCACAGGCTGAATGCTCAGTTCGATAACGACCGCATCTGCATCCGTACCTTGGCTGACCGTGATATCCGTCTGGCTGTCGAAGTTTTGAATGGCCCCCAGCCCTTGCAGGGTGAGCAGGTAGGACACGACTTCCGCTCCCAGCAGCGCGCGGCCGTCGGCGTTATTGCCAACCTTGCCGATGTAAAAGCTCTCGAAAATCCGCTTCACATCATTCGCGATACTGTCGAGCACGCGGATGACGCGGTTTTTGCCGAATGCCTTCCCCTTGTCCGGCGTAAAGCTCGTCAGCGTATTAATATCCTGCTCGACGACAGCATGTCCTTGACTCGGCGTAAACACAAACTCGCCGGCGCGCAAAGCGGCTACGATCTGGCTATTCGTGTAGCGCGGCGTAACATCCACCGAATCGTCGTAAGCGCCGTACGTAAGCGATTGGCTCGCCGATGCGGCTGCCGTGGCGGCAGCGACCCAAGCGGTTGCTTGCGCTGCAGTGAGCGTGGAGCCGTCCGATAGCATGACGCCGTTCTTAACGCTAATGACGCCCTCGAAGTCAGCCGTCGGGTAGTTCTCCATGACAAGCTGCACCTTCTTGCCTTCCTCCTCCCGCATGCGCCGAACAAATGCGGCATAAACCCCTTTCAAAGTGGCATCCGTGCCTGTATACGCCAGCGTATGGAAGTCCTGCAGCTCCAGCGCCGCCAGATAATCCATGTGATCTTGATTCGCCGCCGTGCCGTCCGCACCGCCCACGAGCGGGGCGCCCGCCGTTTCGGTCAAGGAGCCTGTGCCGGAAAAGACCACGTAGCCATTGCTAACCAATCCGGCTATGTTAGCTACTGTCTGCACATCGACCTCGACGCCCGCCAGCCGTGTTGTCACATCAAATAGCTGATCATCGTCAATATTCTCCTGAATGATTACGGTGAGCGCGTTGCCCCTTGTGCCGCCATACTTCGCAGTTGCAGTCAGGGAACCTACAGTTACAGCCGCTTTCGTGCCCGTGTTCAGGCGATATAGCAGCACCGTCTGCGCTCTCTTCAGCGCTTCACGCAGCAGCAAAAGCGCCGGCGCACTCAAGTCGAGCCCCAGCAGCGGCTGCACATTCTCGCCGGCCGCAATCGAGATCATCGTTTTGGGCTCGCCCCACGGCAGAGACAAGGCAAGCGATGTGACGCCGCGCTCCCCCAGCGCCCCAAGCGGCTGCGCCGCGCCGTTGAAATTGATGTAAACGCCTGGTCTTCCTTTA